GCCAAAGAACTAGCCATACAACTTGGCTTGGCTAGTTGACATATCAATCAATATAATATATTATATAGACATCACTCAGACATCTGGGTGGTGTCTTTTTTTTAACCAAAAGAAAGGAGTATACTCTATGGAAAAAAGAGAGATAAGACTCAATGCTGCAAAGCGTAAGTCTTTAGTAAAAGACTATCGCAGGCATTGTGAAGATCAAGACTCTACTGAAAAAGAAGAGTTCTTGCAATCAAGAGAAGTATGTAATGATTCTATCGCTACTGCTTTTTCTACTGCAAAAGAAGTAGTAGAAAGAAAGTATGAGTTAGATGATGTTGCTACTTTAAAATCTTTACAGAATAAATATAATACTGTTAATGCTTGTGGCATGGACAGTTGTTTTTATTTTACTGTAACAGATGTAAAAGAACTAGATCAATATGGAGATGAAGTAGAAAAGAGAAAACACTTTTCATTTCATTTAGATGGTAGGTATGACAATGGTGGTGGCTATCATTATCAATCTAGTTCTAGCAATTCTGGAAAGAATGTTGCTTATGCTTTGTATCGTGAAGATATGAAAAAGGTAGGCTTAAATCCAGATTGCAACATTGAGGCTGATATTACCTATGACAAAGGTGTTGATAGGTATGATAGACGGAGTAATCCGTGGCTAGCTCAATGTCGTAACGATAATGATTCGTGGCTACAAGGCAAACAAGGTGGTGCTAATCTTTACCAACAATGGGAAGATAAGTACAAACTAAATGTTATTGGATCGGGTGGTTGTCGTTCAAGAGCAATACCTTGCACCGAACTGGAGTTTGCAAAGTTTGAGATGATGCACCAAGCTAAAGCAGATATGGTACTTAAACATACCAAGTGGATCCAGACTATTGTTGCAAAGGTAGAAAGGTTTGAACAGGGGATCAAGCAGATGACCAAGTTCTCACAAGTAGAGAAGTTTGCCAAGCATAGTAAGGTAAACTGGGAGATATCTAAAGAGATACTTGCTGACAAGATAGGTATGGATATTGTTGTATCTATTGATGATCTTGCTGATTCTATCGAAGCGATAGGCAAACCAAAAGATACAAGGGAACAGAAGATTGCACAGCGACTTGCATATGAGGAGTGGCAACAATCTCAAAGACTTGCATCTTAACCTGAAAGGAGTGTGGTTAGGCGAGAGATCGCCTAGCCCTTTTTTTTAACCAAAGGAAACATTATGACATTTTTTCATGGACTAGGTATGTTTATATATAACATGGCTGCCCTATTACTAGGTGCAATCATTGCATATATAATTATTAATAGATTAGAGAAAGAAAGAAAAAGAAAAGAAAACTTGGAGTATTTAAAAGGAAAGAGATGGGATCAAGATGACGATACGAACTAAACCCTATATAGTATATACTAACCCCCCCTGCAATGACAGGTTATCATATCATACTTTTAACGAAAAGTATACGAGTCACGTTGACACACGAAAGAAAGTATGCTATAAGTGTAACTCAAAAGCAGATGTAGTAGTTAATAAAAAATATTATTGTGCTACACATGCAATCAACTTAATAGAATAATATGACAGATAAAGCAATAAAAGAACCAAGAACAAGAACACCAGAAGAAAAAGTATTGATAGGTATTATACAGCAAGCTATGGAAGATTCTTTTGATCTTAGTAGTTCAACAAACTTATCTATGGGTGAAATACAACAAGCCCGTAATTGGTTTTATACTGCAGCTTGTAGAGACATATGCGATCATCTGGGTACAACCCATGACCATATTAAAAAGTTATATAATATACTATCAGATAAATATAAACGAGGATTAGTTACAAGAGATGAATTAAGATTCGCAATAAGAAGATTGGAGTTAAAACTATGATAGAAAAAAAATATACGCTAGAAGAAATAACTGGTGCTTGGTATGAATGTTATGGAGAATATATGGAAGATGAGTACGAGGGTTTTATACAATTTTTAAAAAACAAAAAGGAAGAAGATGAAAATAAAGGAGATTGAAAAAAAGATAGGCACACTATCTAATCCAAGTAAAATGCCCTCGTATGCTTGGGGTATATCAGCAAAGAGTTGTGTTACTGGTAGCAAGTTAGCAAAGATAAAAGGTACAATATGTAATAAATGCTATGCCCTCAAAGGTCACTATGCTTTCAAAAATGTATTTGATGCACATGAGATAAGACGTAAGGCTATAGAATTAAATGAGTGGGTAGACTACATGGCAGAATTACTTACCTTAAAATACAAAAACCTAGATAAAACAAGGAGATATCATAGGTGGTTTGACTCTGGTGATCTACAATCTTTTGGTCACATGATGAAGATATTCGAGGTGTGTGAATTAACACCACATATAAGATACTGGTTAGCTACAAGAGAGTATCAGTTTATAAAAGACATCAAAGAAAAAGATGTACCAAAGAATTTATGTTTGCGTGTATCAGCAATCAAAGTAGATAGTAAGCCACCTACATTTTGGAAGTGGACTTCTGGTGTACACAAAGATAAAAAAGCAATAGGTAGAGAATGTCCTGCTTACAAACAAGATGGTGAGTGTGGTAGTTGTCGTGCCTGTTGGAGTCGTAAAGTTAAACAAGTAAGTTATAAGGAGCATTAATGAAAATATATGGATATGACATAGAACAACAAAGTAAATTTGTAATGGATATTGAAGAACTTTGTATGTGTGTAAATACTATGGATGGATTAAATTCTAATTGTTTTATATTTACAGCAGAAGAGGACAGAGATTTACACTTTAATAATAATTTAAAAGAGGAGAACAAATGAGAGAGTATACATTTTTAAGAAATAATGGAGATAAAAAAATAGTAGAAGCTAGAAGTTTAAAGAAAGCACTAATAAAATATGATGGTAAACCTAAAGACCATGACAATCATGTGTTCATAGCTTGGGTAAACAAGAAAAAAAATGAGTGTAATAAACTTGTAAAGCTACCATACAAAACAAGAAAAGAAAGAAAAGGTAAACTATGAGAATGATGAAAGATAAAAATATAAGACCTATATATGAAAAGCATTATGACTGGTGTATCAAAGAGGGTAGAGATACAAAATGGTATGATGATTACAAGAGAGGAGACTATGACATTCGTGTGGCGACACCCAAAGTATTACAAAGAAATAAAAAAGCAAAACAACTTGACAAATAAAGTAAATCATGATAAAGGGATAGACAATGAAAATATACAAAGTAAGAATAGTAGCCTACCAACACGAACTGAACGCAATACTTCCATTCGATCACGAACCAAGCCAAGAACAACTTGAAGAAAAAATTATTGAATACTTAAATAATAATTTATTTAAGGTAGAGTACAATAGTTTTGTTGCACTAGAAAGTTTTGATAGTGGTAAAAAAGAAGAAGAAAAAAGATACAACGAAAACATTTATTATTGGGAAGTACAAACTTGAATTACAGGCAACAGTTAGAAGTTATAAAAGGTTTATCTATAGCACCAGAAACACAGACAAGAATAGACTGTGTATTTTGTAATGGTAAAAATACACTATCAATAGATACAACAGAAAATAAAATAGGTTGGTATTGCTTCCATGCTTCTTGTAGTGCAAAAGGAAAAAAAGAAGGAGAAAAAAATATGCAGTATGTAGAAAAAGTTTTTCATGGTAATCAAGATTTACATATAGAAGATATGGAGTTTAAGATACCAGATAGTTTTAAATCAATATATTCAAATGAAAAAGCTATGCGTTGGTTATCTAATAATAATTGTTGGGAGTCTTGGTCATGGGGTCGTGCAGATTTTAGATATGATGTAAGACAAGATAGAGTTGTATTTCTAGTTAAAAATAGATACTCACATAAAATAGTAGGTGCAGTGGGTAGATCATTAAATAAAAATATTTTTCCTAAATGGTTTATGTATGGTAATAAAGATGTACCATTTAAATGTGGTGAGTGTAGTGACTCTGTAATTGTAGAGGATTGCCCATCAGCTTGTGCAGTATCAAATGTATTAACTGGTGTGGCAATCATGGGTACAAAATTAAAAGAAATACAGAAGTCACATTTAAAACCATATAAAAATTTATATATATGTTTAGATAGAGATGCTACAACAAAAGCATATGACATGGCAAAAGATTT